TCCGTATAAAAATGCAAACTCATTTGATCCTGAAGAACCAAAAGTATGAGATGCTGCAGATCCACTAGACACTGCAATAGCATTTGTTGAGTACATGTTAAAACCAAATAACGGTCTGTCTGTAACAAGACCATTTCTGATTTGAGATGCACCGCCATCAGCCATTACTGATTGGTCAGAAAGTTTAGCACCTGATTTTCTTAATTGCTCAAAAAATTCAGGTGGTGCAACTAACCATCTATTTTCTTCTGGCACATCATTTTTGTCAAGAACTTTTTTAGCTGCTGACACAACGTCTGCTAGAGTATCAGCTGCTGCATCACCATCAATTGGTGAACCATCAGTTCCTGTATCACTTGCAGATGTAGAAGCGTTATCATAGATAAACTTCAATACATTGTAGTCATAGTTTTTCTTTAATGAGTATGCACCTGAAGAGGTTGCAAGAGCTTCAAAGTTAACATGAGATTGTCTTTCTTCAATATCATCTACTTTAAAAGCAAAGTATGAACCTTGATCAACTGTCATAGTGATTTGGTCATCAGCTAAGTCTTGTGTAGATACAGCTGTACCTCTTGCATAATCTGCAACAGTGATTGTTGGTTCTTTTATTATTTTAACAGTATCGCCAAAATTTTCAATTTCTCCAGCGTAATCAGTGTTAGTAATATCTTCTACCACTGATGCTCTTCTGAAGAATTTTTGAACCTTCTGACTAAAAATTTGTGGAGTGAAATTACCTGAAGGTAAGTTCGAATATCCACCAGCACTTCCAAAAGCCATGGTTGTACCCTCCTTTAGTTTAGTTTAGTTGATTGTTTAACGTTGTTCAATTCTACCTTCTAAACGAGCAAGATCAATTTCTGATTCTAGTTTCTCAAATTCATGAGCTTTTAGTTTAGAAATTTCAGTTGCAGTCCAAATTTTCTTCTGAGGTATATCAGTTTCAGTACTCTTCTTTGTTTTAGAAATTGCTTTAGCAGCTTCTTTTTTAACATTAGATTCCTGCTTTTTACTTAACTTACTAATGCCTTGATCCATTTTATATAAATCAATTGCTCTAGCAGCTAATGTTGCATTAGATGTATTTTCATACAGCCAACCTTGTATAGTAGGATCCTGTCTTTCAGCCCATTCATGAAATGAATCTTGTTGTCTTAATTCATTAAAGTCTGGGTGTAGTTTTAAAAGTTCTACTTCTGCTTTTTCTTTTGCAATTTGCTCTTGTTGCACTTTTAGATTTTTATATTTATCTTCAAGTTCTGCAGTTTGAGTAGTTGCCTTTTCTATAGCTATGGTTTCAACCATATCATATACATCGGGGTACTCTTTTCTCCATGCATCTAATTCTTCTTTAGATTTAGGAGGATTAAATTGCGAGTTTCCTGATTCTAATCTGTTACGCAAAGATTCCAATTCGTCCTTGTGTTTTTGAATAGTAGAATCATAGTGTCTTTTCAAATCGTCATAACGTTTTTTAAAGACTCTATCTTCAGCTCTAGCAGGGCGTTCAGCGATAGGAGTAGCCTGATTATCTGTTTGATCTGCAGTCTCTTCAGATGCATCGGTGTCCTTCTGTTCGGTTGCTGCGATTGCTTCTTTTTCTCTTTGTTCCCTTTGATATTTAGCTAACTCACCTTTTGCAAATGCTTCAACTTCGGCATCTTCTCCACCTCTGTCTTTATTATAAGGATTTGCATTGGGTACTTTAACTTGTTTCTCTTCGGAAACTTTTTTTTCTTCTTCCATTATTTTTACCTATTGGGTTGAGTGCCTTATGGATAAGGGTAGCTCGATTCCATAATTGTTGTGGGCTGAATTAGATTTGTTCAGTATCTATTGCTTCGTACTGATCTTCTTCAGGTGGCACAGGTTGTTGATCCATCTCTTGTGTAGCTGAAAGATCTGCTATAAAACTTTCTACAGCATCTCCTTCATCTGCTCCACCGTATCTTTTAGTTGCAAAGTTTTTTACAACTGATACTGGTAAAACTACGTTCTCTTCTGCACCTGTAAACTGATCTATTAAATCACCAGCTTCTGGTGCAATTTTTTTAAGAACCATTGCAACAGATGGAGCTAAGACTGTATCTAATACAATTTTATCTTCATCTGTTAGAGATTGAATTTTGTCTGCTACTTGTTCTGTAGGTTGTGGGGGTGCTACTTTTGTTTCAGTAGGTTTAATTCTTTTTGGCTGCATAGTTTCAGGCACTTTCATTCTACTCATATCTGGAGCTTTTGGTGTAAATGGTTTTTTTCCTACTAACCCCGTTGTACTAACTTTATTTCCTGCTTCTATTGCCATTATATTCTTCTCCAATGTGATAGATTATATCTATTAATTTGTTTATCACTTACAAAATTACCTAACATCCAACACAAAGGTTCTCCAATACCTGCATAAATTCTTCCTAATAAATCAAATTTACCTTCATTTAATCTCCATGCAATATCATTTGCTCTATGCTGTGCAATATGTTTCCATATTTTTCTGTATCTAGGATATTTTTGTATGTGTCTTACAGTTGGTTCTGCCCAAAGTAAATAACCTTTAACATGTTTTATAGATAACTTTTTAAATGTAAATTTTGTATCTCTTATCCAGTCTCTAGTAGATAATTCTTTTGTTCTATGTAGATCTGTACATATAACTCTAGCATTTGATGAACCACTATCATTGCCGCCAGCTCCTGATTGATTCATTCTAGCTCTTTCTCTGGCTGATGATGTTTTCTTTTCTTTTGCTTTTTGATACTCTCTTTGCTGCTCTTTCATTCTTTCTGTATCATCTCTAAATTTTTGTGATACATTTTTTTTAGTAGCTATAGTTCTTTCTCTAGTTGCAATTCTTTTAGCACCAGCTTTTTCTAAATTGCCAAACTTAGAAGTTCTATTCATACCTGCATATAAATCTGTTGCAGGATTACCAGCTATTCTTTGTCCGTCTGTGCTTCCACCTCTAACATTAAAATATGTTTTATTAAAATCTGCAACTCCTGCTGATTCACCTACTGGTTTTCCTATGGCTCTAGCAATCTGAGCTACAGGCCCACTAGATACTACTCTACCTACACTTTCACTTAAACTTTTTAAACCTGTACTAACTTTTTTAAGTGCAGTTGGTTCTACTTCTATATCTGGTCTAGGTTGTGCACCTGGATCTTCTTCTAAATCTTTTCCACCTACTAATGACGTAGGATCAGTTCCAAAAGAACCTATAGTTGGTTGAGTAGATTCTACTTTACTAATTCCTAGTTGTGCAGCATCTGAAGTCATAGCTGCTCTAGCTTCGGGAGTAGTAGATGTATACTCTGGTCTACTAATTACACCACTTTTAACCGATGCATCAAATGCTTTAAATGGACTACCTAAAGGTTTTTTATCTGTAAATATACCTGGCCCTCTTTTTTCAGCAGCTTTAACACCAACTCCACCTCTCATAATAGCATCTTGATATGTAGTTGCACCAGACATTTGATCCATACTACCACCAGTGTCTCCAAGCATAGGTGGTTTTTGCTGATCAGTATAAGCAGCATCCTGGGTCATCAATCTTCTAGCATTTATTTGGGGATCAATACTTTTAGCATCCTTTAACATTTGACTATTATCTTTTAGCATCTGACCTGTATAGTCTATTGTATCATCTCTGCCTGATTGTTTAAATACTTCAGTAGTTTGTTCTTGAGTTGTTTTTTTTGAAGTTTCTGTTACAGCTTTTGATGTATCAGTTGCAGCATCAGTAGTTCCAGCTGTATAATCTGGTATAGTTAAACTTTTAATAGGTTCAAATCCAACTTTTTTTACAGAATATTCGCCTGTAGCTGCATCTTTTACTAATTCAAAAGTTCCACCACCAACTCTATCTACTTCAAATGTTTTTGCCATACTATTCCTTATTGCGTTTGTTCGCCTCTTTTAGGTTCAATATCTGGCGAACTAAAGCCAGCTTCCCCTGGCATCGGTACATTACCTGTTCCGATGTTGCCACCTCCAGCTCCTGTTGGATCTGTTGGCGAAGCTCCAGTAGGTACTTCTCCAGTCTGTCCCATTTGACCTTGTCCTCCAGCAGAGGCTGTATTGTTTTGATTTCCATTTGCCATCCCCATTATGTTTGCATAGATCGCAGCTTTTTCTGGATCATTAATTAATTGATCTGGATCTATATCCAAAGATTTAGCAATCTCTTTTAAACAAGTATGCCATCTTACAAATGGTGCAAGTGCAGGATTAGATGCAGTTTGCATAAATGTAATTAATCTTTGTGATCTAACTTCTTTCTGCATTAGAGATGAAGTTCCTTGTGCTTTTACTTCCAGATCACCTTTTATGTTAGGAGACTCTTCATTAAATTGCATATTCCAATGATATAAAGATTCTCCAAGGGGTTTCAAAAGATAGTCATCAATATTTTTTATAACTGTTTTAATACTTAGTGCAGCAGCACCCATCAACATAGACATACCAGATGCAGTTCTAGTTGTAGACTGAACACCTGTAGTACCATGTGAGTATGATGGTATACCTGTAGACTCATCAGCTAACTGTCTAAACTTGTCAAACATTTGTAAGTTCTCTTGTGCTGTACTTGGAAATTTAACTCCATGTACTGCTTGACCTGTTTGTCCACTTTGTCTTCTAAATATTTTACCAGGAAATACTTTCATATCTTGTCCTGGAACTAGCATAGTTTCGTCAACATCAAATACTAAGTTACCTGCTAGTGCTAAGTTATCAATAGCCATTCTTGCATGACCATTCATAACCATCTGTGAGTCTTCCATATTTTCTGGAATACCTACTCCAAAGAATTGATATGGATTTAATTCATATGGGCATACTAAATATGGAATACGTTTTGGTGTAAATGGATTCTCTACCATTCTTAAAACTTTACCACCACATATCCATACATTAACATGTATTACTTCAGAACTACTTGAATAGTATAAACCACATTCATCTGCAGTTTTTCTATCAATTGTTCCCCAGTATTCTAATACTTCGTATCTATTTTTATAAATACTTGTAACATTTTCTCTATCATACAATGAAGATTCAAATCCTCTTGTTTGATAGTTTGGCCCCATCTCTAAACATTCTTGAATAGCCTCTTTATTAAACATAGGCTTTTCAGATAAATCTTCTAACTGTTGTTTGTTAAAAGAATGTCTTTGAATTACATAATCGCAATCATGAATACTTGTAGCATTTGGATCAGGATAAAAATCCCAACATGATACAGCTTCAATAGATGGAACTGCTTTTGTTTTTGAAATTTGTACTTTAGCTATATTACCTTCCTCATCTTCAGAAGTATCATAACTATTATATGTTTTAGAATCTGTAAACGGCCCTTTTAAAATACCCGTACCTAATAATGCCATCTCAAAAAATACATGTCTTAAAACTGTAATAGCTTTACTTTCTTCTAATTGATCATGTATTAATTTTTGCATTGCTTCTGCAGCTAACTGTGCAGGTTCAATCTGTGGTGTACCAGTACTAGATGGCCCTTCTTCAAATCCTAAGTTTTTATACTCTTGTGCAAGATCTCGCATTAATTCTGTAGCAGTTGTTCCAGGAGGTATTTCTTTACCATCACCAGGAAAACCATATGGATCCATCTCCTCTGGAGATTGAGATTCCATCTGTTGCTCTTGCGGATTTTTTAAATGGGCTTTTTCATCAATACCTTCAGTTACAGAAGTTGGGCTAATGCCTAAAGGAAATTTACCTTGAGAGAAAAGAACTTCTATAATTTGACCAAATGATGCAAGTACTTTAGTCTTTGTTATCTTAACAAATACTCTAGACTTTTCATTGTCTCTAAATGCCATTTCTGGCCCATACAATCCTCTATAGTTTCTGTAAGACTGCAACCATCTTTTTTCATCATAGACTTTTGCTGTCTCTGCTTCTTGAAACTTAGATCGTACTAAACCAACTAAAGCATTATTCTCGGATTCGTATCCGCCATTCTTTTCTTTATCTTCTTCCATCAAAACTAATAATCTCTTTCTTCAGCCATTCTAAAGATTGCTGGATCTACTTTTGATTTTGACTTACCTTTTGCATCATTACCATCACCAGCAGTAGAACCTTGTGTTACTTTTGAATTAGGGTCTATTGCTAATTTATCGTTTGGTCTTTTTGCTACATCAGGTGCAAGTTCTCCGTGCTTATATCTTTTCATCATTGGGTTTGCCCTCCTATTAATTAAT